TTCCACTTCTCCATAGGGTTCCATCCAAATATCATCATGATATCCTCCTTTTCTAAATTAGTACCACTTGGCACTACGTTTTTTCTCAGGAAGCATTCGTTTTTGTCCGCCAACTTTTACTGCCTGAGTTTCATTAGGCTTTGTCATTTCAATCTCAACGCCACCCTTTTTTAAACCATCTTTGTCAACAAAAATTTGATGATCGATTGGTCTCTTACTCATGTCTTTCATGATCTTTAGCTCCTTTGTTAATTTTTTTTCAAGCCTGCTTCGCTTAGTGCAATAGCTATAGCTTGTTTGCGAGATTTTACCTTTTTTTTAGACTTTCCGATAGGTAATTTTTTGTTTTTGAATTCTCGCATGACTTTTGCAATTTTTTTACTTTGCTTTTTTGTTTGTTTGGGCATTAATTGTTAGTCATTACCTTCATTTTTGACACACCTGCTTTTGCTAGGGAAACTCCAGCACGTAAACCAGCTAAATCTTCGTTTTGTTCCATTTTTTCATCGTGTGTTACTTGGTCTTGAACTAATTTTGCACGTTCAATGTCTAATTTTTGCTCACCTTCTTCTTTTTTGCGCTCATTTTCCATAGCACGAAGGTCTATTTCTCTGCTTTTTAGCTTTACAAGTGGATCTACATCCTCTGCAGAGTTAATTTTACGTTCTTCTTCCATAAAATCCTTAGTCATTTCTGCTACAAGCTTAGATTTTCTAGATTCTATGGTTACTTGAAGTTGTTCCATCATTGGATTTGGTTGTGCAGGCATGCCGGTCATGGCTTGTTGCTGCATTTGAGCTTGCATTTGTTGTAATTGTACTAATTCTTCTGCAAATTCTAATTGAATCTGTTCTTGAGCCATTAAAGAAATGTGTTCTAGTATATTTTTTTGCACCAAGGAAGAAATTGTAGGGTTATTTCTAACCGCTGTGGTACCCATAAAATTTAAATGCGCATCAATGTGAGCTTTGTGATCTTGTTTGGGAAAAGCTTGAAAAGTTTTTCCTGCCATCGCTTGTATATGTTCCATACTAGGGTCCATGGGTTGTGGTGGTTTAGGGGGTGGTAGAATTAAATCTACATTCTTGACACCAATAGCTTCATACATACTACGATAAGCTTGATACAAATTATGTATTTTTGGATTTGTTTGAGCTAGTTGTAATTGTGTTTGAGCTAAACTAATTCTTTGTGTTTGTGAAAAGATATTAGGGTCTGCTATGGGAAGAATATCAATCCTGTCATCAAAATCTGTTTGCTTAATCATACGCTGACCACCGACTACGTCGTATGGATATTCAGGTGGTAGATAGAGAGAAAAAATTCTAACTAATTGTTTAAATTCACTCTTGAGTGAATTGTATAATCTTTTGTGTATCGCAGACATGACACGTGAACCACGTTCTAATAATGCAACTGTCGTTCCTACGGCAGCGCCTTGATTGCCGTCACCCACTTGCATATCAGCGATAGACGCGAAACGTTGTCCCGCCTGCACCACTATACCCATGAGCTGCAATAGTGTTGCAGACGGTTCTTTAAAAGGAAGGGGCATAAATGATTCACGAAGATTACCACCTGGAGCGTCGACGTCTCTAAACTCTCCTGGTTGTATCGACTGTGCTTCATCTCGTACTCTGATGCCTCTCGTTTTAAAACCCGAGGGTAGATTAGAAAGAGTCCCTGCATCTAAAAGCTGGCGTAGGGCCGCTGTTGCAGTTCTTGATAATCCACCAATCATATGAATTAAACCAAAGCCATAAAAACCTAGACCTGGCAAAAACTTGAAATGTGTAAAATAATGAATTCTTTTTTTCTTAGGATCTTGTGCTTCGTAGTTTCGACGTATGGATAAAACTTCTCGACTACCTTCTTCGATAGTTACAATATAAGGAAGTTTAATACCTGTAGCTTCACCTGTCTCAGGGTTTGTGTCTTCAAACCCTTCTAAATCTAAATCAACATGACACTCTAACAGAGTATACATATCTGGAGATTTGTCTGACTTACGGATACCTTCTAGTTCTCTTTCTTTCGCTGCAATCTCATCATCTTCGTTTGATGCTTCGGATACTTCAATGTCTCGATAGAACCCACCAACTTGTTGTTTGCGTAAATCGTTTTCAGAAATATTTATTTTGTGAATTATAGAATCTGCATCATCTAAACTTGTAGCTGAGTATGGAACAAGTAAATCATCTGCAGGAACAAACTTTGAGACGGCTCGACCTAATAATTCATCGTAGTACACTTTTTTAAATGTCGAGCCTGAGAGAGGAAGATAGAAAAGCATTTGATCGAACTCAGCTTCATACTCTTTCATTTCTGACATGAGCTGATAGTTCATGAACTCTTTGACACGTTCGCTTTGTTGTTCTTTCGCGGTGCTTGGAGCTCCCATAATTTGTGTTCGAACAGGACCACTAGCCGGTAGTAATTCTTTGTACGCTAGTGATTGAAATTGTGTGACTGCTTCTGCAAGGACAGGATGAGTTGCACCGCTTGCACCTTGAAATGGTTCGCCTCGATCTTCATACTTGAAACCTAATAAGTCTAATCCTTTTGTGTAGGTTTGTTCCCAATCGCTTCTAGAGGATTTGTAATCTAAAAACATATCTTTGAGTTCATTACCCAAAGGTCCTAGGACATCATCTTCTAAATATTCTGCTAAGTTTGCAAAATGATTTTCGCTTCCCTCTGCCATAACTTTAGAAGGATCGAAAGATATTTCTGCTCCACCTTCTTCTGTTTCAATAACTTCTATCTCTTCTGGTTGTTCTTGTTCTTTATTGATTTCTCCGGCAAGAACTTCTGTAATTTTATCTTGACTAGGAAGTTCAAGAGTAGTCTTTTTTACATTAGGTAATGCTTTGTCTATTTCTGCCATTTAATAACCTTACTTGTTTTTGAATAAAGATTCAATGCCTTCTGATTGTGGACCGCTTTTCGGTGGAACTAATCCACCTATTTTCATCATACCCTCAGCCCTGTCTTGCTCGTAGTCTTCATAACTCATAGGTTTTCCTGTGTTTTCGTCTATAGGAACTAAGCCTTCTTCTAATTTTTCAAGATAATCTTTATAGTTTAATTCATCATAATAATCTGTAGGAGTGTAACCACCACCAGCAAACCCAACACGACCACCTACTGCAAGAGGCTCGCCATAAGACTGTAGTCTTAAATCTACTTCTCGATCTGTCATTTCATCCACATTTAATTCTTTTGATCCAGGTGCTACATCTCTTTCAATTAATTCCTTGAGTCTTGCTCTTTTATCAACAGGAGCTATGTCCTCTCTTTCAATATTTTGAGGAACTAAAGACCCCGGTAAAACAAAAGCCCCACCTGTAGCATCTGCTCCACTTGAAAACGGATCAGGTTGCGGTTGTCCAGGAGGTGATAAAAAATCTCTTACCTTGCCTGTTCCTGATGAATATAAATCTTTTAGTGCATTCACAACTAAACCTGTAATACCTCCTGTATTAACCAAAGCAGGAATAATACCTTCACTTCTTTGTGGGTCGGGTACCATGTTTGCAAAGTCTTGTGTCTGTGTTCCTGGTATTCCTGTGGGTAGTGTGAATTTTTGTTTGTCTGCGGTTCCACCAAAAAGAGCTCTACCGGCATCACCAAGAAGCTCACTAAAGGTTGGAGCACTAGCAACAATTCTTCCTGTGTAATCTGCAGCGGTCGCTCCTGTTCTAAAAACAGGTTTCTTTTCTCCTGTAACAGGATCAATTTGTGTCAACCCTTTAACTGTAGGAGAGCCTGGAATAAACTGTATACCTCTACCATAGTTTGCAGCTTTTTGTAATTCTGCTTCTCTCTTTTTTGAAATCTCACCACCGGTCATGATGTTTGACATTAACTCAGCGGTATCTGCTTGTCTTTGTGCATTTCTTGATGCTGTTGCTGTTTTACTTCCCATTAGTAATATACTCTCCGATGTCTTGGTAAGGGTGTATCGTCTTCGTCGTCTGGATGATCAATAAACCCTCCCTGTCTAAATCTCATGACTGCTTGTGTCATACTATCGACCAAGTCGTCATGATCACCATACGGGAAAGCTGCACATTCTTCAATAACTTCTTCCG